AAGCCGCTGAAGAAAATAACCAAAATATCGGTGTTGGAACCAGTCAAGGAAATCAAACTTTTGCGCGTAGGAAAAGGTGATATTGTCGTTTTAAGGGTCCCTCGCGAAGATATCAAACCAGAATGGCTAAAACGTTTGAATGATGAATGGAACGCTAGATTTCCAGATATTAAATGCATGGTGTTGGGAGATGGCATCGATATTGAGGTAATCAAAAACCTCAAATGAATCCCCTTGTCTCCTGCGTCATGCCAACCTGGAATCGGCGCGCGTTCATCCCGGCTGCCATCGATAGCTGGCAGAAACAGACATATGAGAATCGAGAGCTCGTGATACTCGATGACGGAGAAGAGCCGATCGAGGATCTGATCCCAGACGATGAACGAATCCTATATGCCCTAGACAAGAAACGATGCACGGGAGACAAGCGGAACAAGGTGAACGAATTAACCAAGGGTGACCTGATTTGTCATTTCGATGACGATGACTGGTCGGCACCGGAGCGGATTCAATTCCAGGTAAATCTGCTCAGAAATTCAAAGAAGCCTATTACGGGATTCAGCGTGCTCCTGTTTTGGGATCTGGTTGATGAAAGCGTGAGAAAATTTCAAGCGTCGATTGCCGGTTATGTCTGCGGCACGACACTCTGTTACACGAAAGAATTCTGGCAAATGCATCGATTCAAGAGCAGGCAGATGGCAAGCGATAACGATTTCGTCTATCCAAACCTAAAGAACATCGCCGCATCGAAGGAAACCAAATACATGGTCGCCAGGATACATAAGTGCCATCACACGTCGCCTAAAACCGGCATCCGTGGTGCTGCTCCTTATGATGCTATCCCGAAGGGATTCTGGGAAAACGAGAAATTGAGGCTGCAATGACAATCAATCTGGTCAAGAAAACCGATCCAATTGAAGAACCGGTCAGCCTGGCTGAAGCGAAGCTTCATCTACGGATCGGCGGCGATCCCGATGCTTCTCCGGCCGAAACGCATATAGATGACACGCTGGTACTCGCCCTAATTAAAGCTGCGCGCCGATGGTGTGAGGCGTTTCAAAACAGGGCATACGTCACGCAGACCTGGGACCTATATCTTGATAAATTCCCCGTAGAATCGTTTATAGAACTCCCCAAGCCTCCACTGCAGTCATTGGTTGCCTTAACCTATAAAGACTCAGCAGGCGCGTCGCAGACGGTTTCTTTTGTAGATCCTAGCGGCACTGCACTTCTCGAAACTGACGATTATATAGTGGATACGACTTGCGAGCCGGGAAGGCTCTGTTTGAAGAATGGAAAGTCGTGGCCGGCGGCGCTGCTTGAACCCAAGGCGATTGAGATTGAGTTTGTCGCTGGATACGGCGCCGCAGAGGACGTTCCGGATGAGATCAAGGCTGCGATCAAGATCGCGCTTTCCAGTCTCTATGAGAATCGCGGCGATGCCGAATCGGAAATGTCTTCTACGGTGAAAGCTTTGTTGTGGCCCGACAGGATAGTGCCAATCTAGACTTATGACAATGCCAAGCTCGCCGAGCCGATACTATTTTATCTATGCCCTGATTGATCCGAGAAGTGGAAAAATCAGGTACGTTGGGTGTACATGGTCTCCATCAAAAAGATTAAAGGAGCACCTAAAATCGGCAAGCGATAATGGTTATAAGCAACGCTGGATACGTACGCTCATGAGGAGCAAACTCATTCCAAAAATGGAAATATTAGAAGTTGGAATCGGAGATTGTTCTGATGCTGAACGAGCGTGGATTTTGGGATTAAGGCAGTCTGGGGAGCGACTTGTTAATGCAACAGATGGTGGCGATGGCGTGGTTGGATATAAATACACGGCCAAAAGAAAACAAGAAACCGCCTCCCGTTCAAAGAGGTTGTGGCGGGAATCGGGATATCAAGAAAATGTCAGGGCTGGATTGAGAAATTGTTGGGCGAATAGCCCAGAGCGAAAACAAAAAACAGCGCAAGCAACAAAGAAATTCTGGGCGTCGCCACGCGGCAAAGAAATTATTGCCGCAAGAGCAAACCCTGAATTCAGGACAAAGGTTGGCGTAGGAAGCAGAGCTGTATGGGAAAGGCCTGGACATAGGGAGCGCATGTCGACTAGTCATCGCGGACCCAAAAGAGAATATGAGGTTAAAACGTGCCGTTGCGGTAAGACTCTCGAAAAACCAATAAAATACAGCGCAAAACAATGGAATCTTAAACGATATTGCAGTCTGGAATGTTCGGCAAGGGCGAGAGTTAAATGCCAAACGAAAGGCATGAGTCTCCTATGATCCAATGGCCGGAGAGGGCGCAGGAACAGACGCCAGATGCGACCGGACGCCCGGACGAGCCATGGTGGACGCGGCAGGCTATCGCATGGATGGACGAGCATCTGACAAAAGATATGAGCGTCGTTGAGTGGGGCTCCGGCGCGTCGACGTTATGGCTCGCAGCCAGGTGCGGCCAGTTGCGGAGTATCGAAAGTGATCCGGAATATTGGAAGTGGGCATCTGCGGCGTTGCGAGAGGCCGGATTACCTTCGCATAAATACAGCGTCGAACTGCGGCCGCTCAATGTCAATTATTATGAAATCGTCCAGGGCAAATATGACGCCGCCATCATCGATGGGCGAATGCGCGTGGCTTGCTGCCAGCGCGCCATGCGGATATTGGTTCCCGGCGGCATTCTTCTTCTGGACAATGCAGAACGAGCGAAATACGAGAAGGCCCGGACGATGCTTTCTGGATGGCCGGTGATTGAGACGAGCAACGGAATCTGGCACACAAATATCTGGATAAAGCCGAATGCCTAGCAGTCAGCCATGGCGGATATCGCCAATTGCAGAGTATTTGTTCAACTTGCACCCGACGAGCATTCTGGATATAGGTGTCGGTTTCGGCAAGTGGGGAGCTCTGGCGCGGGAGTACACGGACGTCAACAAGGGCCGCTGCGCCAAGAAATTGTGGCAGGTAAAAATTGACGGGATCGAGATATTTCCTGCATATCAAAGCGTGCTTTGGGCAGTCTACGACAACATTCACATCGGGAACGCGATCGACGTTTTGCCAAAGCTCGGCAACTACGATCTGATACTGGCGATCGAGGTGCTTGAACATATAAACCGGGCCGATGGGCTGAAAATGATTGCCGCGATCAGGGCCAAGTCGAAGGAATTCATCATAAGCTATTCGAACGGGATCTCACCGGGTATGTTTGGAAATAAGCACGAGGAGCACGTTTCCAAATGGCACGCAGAGGATTTCCCCGGCTGCAAATTGCTGTGCTCTGCCAGGGCGGGATTGTCTGAGGTTTATGTCGGCAAGGGGAATGTGAAATAACATGAACGGACTGAGCGTAATTATCCCGAGCAAAACAGCGACGAATCTGAAAGCTTGCGTCAAAGCCGTGCGCGAGTGCGGTGAGACTTGCCGAATTATCATTGTGGATGATGGAGTTGATTGGAACCTTCTGAATGGCCAGTCGGACGAATTGACGCGAATTAGCGGCATAAAGCCCTTTGTCTTTGCACGCAATTGCAATCTTGGAATCGTAGCTGCAGGCGAAGACGATGTCATCCTACTCAACGATGACGCACTATTGACTTCTCGGGGCGGGTTCACTTTGCTACAAAAATCAGCCGAAGAGCATCAGGAGTACGGCTGCATCGGAGCAACCACAAATGTAACCGGGCAGATAATGCAGCAACGGCAGGGGAAAGGCTTACGCTCCCTGCATCACATCGCCTTTATGTGCGTTCTGATTCCGCGGCGGACAATCCATCGCATGGCGGAACTTGCCAATGCAAGACCCGATCTATTTACTCAAAACGGATACCTTGATGAACGGTATTGCATCGACTATGGCGTAGAGGACCGGGATTACTGCGAGATGATCAACCGTGCGGGGATGAAAGTCGGTGTTCACGATTTCTGTTTCGTCGATCACTCGAAGCTAACGAGTTCGTTCCGTGGGCATCCGATGGCGCCAGGCCGATCGGCGCAGAATAGGGCGTTGTTTCTCGAAAAATTCAAGATGGATAATTACTTCAAATTCAGATGAAATTGAATTTAGGGGCATGCGATAGAGCGTTTCCAGGCTACCTCTCGGTGGATTTGTGTCCGCCGGCCGATGTCGTAACGGACCTGTCCAAGCCGTGGCCGTGGGCTGATTCGACAGTGGAAGCCGTCAAGGCGTTCGATATCATTGAGCACATAGAAGACAAGATCCATTTGATGAATGAGCTTTGGCGAGTTCTGAAGCCGGGAGGCAAGGCCGAGATCGAAGTCCCGAATGCAACCCATGGAGCAGGAGCGTTTCAGGATCCGACGCACAAGTCGTATTGGACAATGAACAGCTTTCAGTATTTTGAAGACAAATCGAGCTATCGCAAACGATTCGCCAAGGCATACGGCATAGCCGCAAGATTTAACGTGATCAGCATTTGCGATCATCAATGCAAAGACCGCTTTGAACCAGTGTGGAAAATCGGCGTTGTTCTTGAGGCCGTGAAATGACCGACCTGTTGTATTTGGCCTACAATCGCAAGCAGTTCACGCAAGCTTCAGTAAAGGCCATGATTGCCAACACTGATTGGACGCAGGTCCGGAAACTGTTCGTGTATGACGACGGCTCAACGGATGGCACAAGGGAATATCTGCAAAGCGCAGAATTCCCCGGCACGACGGAGTTTATTTTCAGGAAGATCGGCGGTCCGGTAGCGATCATGAACGACTATTTAAACCGCAAGCAGGGTGATGTATTTGCCAAGATCGATAATGACGTCGTGCTGCCGCCCGAGTGGTTGCCGGAGTGCCTTAGGGTAATCGAGGCACACAAGGAACTTGACCTCCTGGGCATCGAAGCTTTTTACAAGGTGCAAGCCGGACAATCCGACAGGGGCTACATCTCGGCCAAGCATATCGGTGGGATTGGATTAATGCAGCGAAGGTGTTTCAAAACTCTGCCGAAGCCAAATGGCAGGTTCGGATTTACCGCATGGCAAACCGAGAACAAGCAGACTGTAAAGGGCTGGCTCAATCCCTCCCTACCGGTCATATTGCTCGACCGCATGCCGATAGATCCCTGGCTGTCTTTATCCCGGCAGTATGTTGCAAAAGGCTGGCAACGGAATCGCCCTCCTTATACCGAAGCTGAATTGGAGACGTGGCAGTGGTGGAAACCATGACGGATATCGTCGCTGCCCTGCGCGTCAAGAACGAGGCCCGCTGGATTCGGGAAGTCCTCGAAGCTCTTAAATGGACGAAGGCTATTTATCTCATGGACGATCACAGCACGGACAGCACCCGTGAAATTGCGCGCGAGTGCGGGGCTGTCGTTCTGGAATCCCCGTTCGATACCTTTGATGAGGCCCGCGACAAGGAATGGCTTGTCGGCAACATCGCGCAGCATCACAGAATTGGAACCTGGGTATTGATGCAGGATGGCGATGAGGTGCTTGAGCCAACGGGTGAACAAGGAATCAAGAAAACAATAAACGCCCGACCTGGTGCAATGGCGTTCATGCTCGGAATCAAATTCCTCTGGAATTCGCGTAAGCAGTACCGCGTCGACGGAGTTTATGGAAAGTTCGCCCGTCCGTCGCTGTTCAGGCTGACCGGAAATCATGCCTTCCGCCGCTCCGGCGTGAACGGCAATCTGCATCCCACTTGCGTTCCAGCAGCAAATCGGGCGGGATGCCAGCGCTGCTCCGTGTCTCTGTTGCACCTGGGCTACATGGACAAAAAGGACCGCATCCGGAAATGGAAGTTTTACAATGCCATGGACCCTATGAACGTCACAGAGGGCTATGATGCCAAACATCCAGAGCGCGGATCTTATCCCCATATCGTCCAGGGCGACATTCCGGAAGTGCCTCCGAATGTGCGCTTGCGTCATTCCGGGCCGCTTGAATTGAGGGCGATATGAGTCCGCTAATGCCCATCGGCAAACTTGACCGACGTATCACAATCCAGCAGCTCACGCATGGCGTCGGTTCTGTATATGGCGAGCCGACGCAGAACTGGGACGATTGGGCAACGGTATGGGCAAATGTCTATTACGGCGGTGGCCGGGAATTTGAGGCGGCGAGACAGCTCAATGCAGAAATATCCGTGCAATTCCAAATTCGCCATATAGCCGGATTATTGCCGACCATGAGAATTTTATACGAGGACCGCTACTACGATATTGAACGGATAGATGAAGTGGGGCGCCGGAATCGCTGGAATATCTGGGCAAAGGCAAGGCGGCAATAATGTCATCAATTAAAGCTGGAATCTATAACAAGTTGCTCGAACTCAGCGTCACGCCGCATATCTATCTGAGAGAACTACCTCAGCCTCCGGAATATCCGGCGACGGTGTTTGATGTGATCAGCGATGTGGTAATAGGCAATGTCTACGAAAGCGGAGCGCATTGTTTCAGGCGAGCCCGCGTGCAAATCGATGTATACGCGCTGACGGTAGCAGAAGCCGAGGACGCGATGGAATCTTACTTCGATGCGCTAGATGCTTTCTCAGGTGCCCTCGGTAGCGGATCGTCACCTTCTGAGTTCTCGGACGTCGCCATATTCGACGAGGGCGCGAATCCAGATCCGGAGTTTGAGGCGGAGCCGACGCTCAGGCAGATTGAGGCCCGCTCGCGTGATTTCATGATCCTGTATTAAGCGACAAAGCATTCGTTTTTCAATTCGAAAGCCTCGGAGGAATCCGGGGCTTTTCCATTTCAGGGCTCGGAGCGATCCGGGCCTTTTTTATTGGGGGTAACCAATGACTCTAGGAATTAAGGCGTTCAATACCAAATTGTATATCGGGGATGGCGCAAGCCCGGAAGTTTTCACCAAGATTGATGAAATGTTCAATCTTGGACCGGTTGGCGGAACCAAGGAATTGATTGATTTTTCCAACCATGATTCCGTTGGCTACAACGAATATCAGGTTTATGACCTGAAGGATGGAAAAGATATTCAATGTGAAGCCAATTATATTTATGGCAACGCATCGCAAGCATTGGTCCGCGCCGCGGATACCGGATCAACCGTTGACAATTGGCGCATCGTCGGCCGCGATGGGAACGGATTCCAATTTCCTGCCATCATCACCGCATTGGAAACCGATTTCAGCGACATGAAAGGCCGGGTTGTTTTCCGTTTCACGTTGAAGATCGCCGGTGACGTCACTCCGGTAACTCCGTAGGAGTGGCCGATGGTTGAGATCGAAGGCAAGCAATACGACTTGAAGCCAATCTCCGCTCGCGCATACACCAAATGCATGAGCCGAGAGGACCTGAAGGGGCAGGGAGAAACAGCATATATCATTGCGATTCTCTCCCAGTCCCTTAAAGCGGATGATGGCAGTTCGCCCACGGAAGATCAGCTCTGGGAACAGCCTATGCGCGTGATCAACAAGCTGAATGTTGAAGCTTGCAAGCTCAATGGCATAGGCCAGGAAACACAGGCAGACGCGGAAAAAAACTGACCGATCCGGGGCGATGGGGCCTTTTTGAATTTGCCCATTCCCTCGGTTACCCTCACCCGGATCTGATGCTGGAAACTATGACGGCCGCTCAATATCTTGAACTGCTGACATATTTCCGCATCAGGTCCGACGCCGAAGAATCCGGAGAAGCCGAAGCACAAGAAGCCAGAACCATGCAGTTTCTCGCGCGCAAGGCCGCACAGAAAGACGAATAAATGAAGCTTCAAATCAGAATGCTCGGGCTCCAAGAACTTGCGCGGCAATGCCGAAAGATTGGAGATGCGGGCGATGCTATTCTGGAGAAAGGGCTATCCGATGCTGCCCATATTGTCCGCGATGAAACTGAACGGCAGGCGCCGGTCGGAGACCAAGTCCATTACCCGCTATTCACATCTAGCACCGGCGGGAAGTTCACGCCATTGAGCAAGGTTCGGCGTCCCGGCTACCTTAAAAAATCAATAGTCGTCCAGAAAATCAAGACAAAGGAACTATCCAATGCTGCGGCGACATTTCATGTCGGCCCTCATCGTGGAGCGTTTTATGGATATTTCCTCGAGTGGGGCACGAGAAAAATGAAGGCCAATAGGTTCGCAAGCCGGGCATTCGACTATGCGCAGGATCGAGCTCTCGAAGCGGCAAACACGGCCGTCCGAGACGGATTGGACAAGGTGAAATAATGGCAGGCGGATCAAGAGTGGGACGTTTGTATGTGGAAATTTCCGGCGACGCAAATCCTCTACGGCAATCCCTCGACCAGGCGGTAGGCTCGGCACAGAAAGCCGGACTGAAATTCACGGATGCCGGCCGGCGGATGTTTGTCGCCTTTGAGAATGCGATCAATCCCACCAAGCAGCTCGCGCAGCACATCAAACTCCTCGAGGCGGCCGGGAAGTCCTCCGCTGACATCTGGAAGGTCTATGGCGACCGGATGAAAGTCGCCGCTGAGGCTGCAAAGAAAAACGGTCAAGCCGTAGATCCGCTTATCTCCAAGCATGTCGAGCTGAATAAAGTCACGCTTGCCAGTCGGCTGAACTTTGAAAGTTTGGGCAGGGGCATTCAGAACTTCGCCGCCAATCCACTGCAGGCCGCGCAAGGTGGAATTAGCTCGCTGCTTAGTACGTTAGGTCCTACGGCAATAGGGCTCGGAGCAGTCGGGGCGGGAGTAGTCACAGCGGCTGTAGGATTCTTTAAGATGGCGGAGGGAGCGGCTGAAGCTGCGGAACAAATTCAAAATCTTTCATACACTACCGGGCTTGGTGTTGAGCAGATCCAGCAATTGAAAATTCTGGGCGAGCAAAGCGGAATGGGAGATCTCACCTCGACGATTGAAAAACTGAATGTTCAGCTTGGAAGCAAGGAAGGCGGAGACTTCACTGAAGCGATCATCCGCATGAACATCGCCATTAAAGAGGGCGCAGGAGCAATCTATTACCTGGAGGAAATGCGGAAAAAGTATGCCGAGATTCCGGATCCCATAAAGCGGGCCGAGCAGGCCGCTGCGGATCTGGGTCGCCGCCTCGTGCATGAAGTTGGGCCGCTTGTATTAAATACAAGCCGAGATATCAAACGGGCAATGGATGAAATCGGCAAAAGCGGCGCGGTGATGGCTGAAGGCCAAGTAAAACGACTAGCAGACCTCGATGAAGCTATTGACAAGCAAAAACTCCATTGGCAATCGTGGGCTAATAAAATAAAGATTATCGCCAGCGAAGTCTGGTTGGAATTGCTGCGATTTAATCCAACTACCCCATGGGGCGGAGGAAGCCCTTCACAGGAACCACTAACTCAGATGGCGACCGGTGCGAATACAGCATCGAGTGCAGTTAATAAATTGAACGGAGGATTACAGGAGAGTGCTAGAAGAACGAGGGCGATTGCCGAAGCCGATGCTATAGCCGCTGGCACTAAGCGAGAACTCGTCGCGCTGACTATCAAACTCAACGATCTCGAAAAACAATATTCCGATGAGAAAGCAAAACAGAAAGGCCTTCAATTCGATCCTGAAAAATTAAAGTCGCTCGCCGTCCAAATTGGATCGACCAGGCAGGAGATCACTCGCTTATCGACCAGTCTTGACTCGGCTGAGAAGAGCCTCAAAAAGATGAAAGAGCCGACAATGATTTGGCGAGACGAACTATTGAGCCTGGATCAAGGGCTCGGGTGGGCTAACGATGAGCTCCTGAAATTCTCTGCTCATATTGACGATTTGAGAAAAAAGAAAACCGAGGCGGCATTCGATCTTCCCTTCCCTGAGCAGAAAGACATATTTAAAAGCGATGATGTGAAGAAAGTTGAGGACGCCTCCGAACGCGCGAGGAAGGAAATGGAGAAGTCGCGCATCTCAGTCCGATCGCTAGGCGATGAGGTCTCCACTGTATTCACGAACATGGCGCAGGAGATCGCCGGGAACATTATCGAATGGAAGGGCTGGGCGGAGACACTGAAGAACACTGTTAAGAGCCTGGCGAAATCCCTGCTATCAGCATTGATCGAGGGACTGTTCAAGCCGCTCACAGATTGGATGCGAGGATTTGGCAATTCGCTTAGCAGTGGTCTGGCTGGAATTTTCGGCGGCGCAAAAGGCAGCGGTTTAATAGGCGGCCTTGGCGGCGCATCGCTCAGGGGAATTCTGGGTGGAGGCACGGCGGCGGCCTCTACGGCAGGCGGCGCAGCGGCGGCGGGAACCGGCGCAGGCGCTGCAGCCGGAGGCACGGCGGGCGGAGTCAGCGGGGCATTGGGCGGAATCGGGAGCAGTATATCATCCGGACTAAGCGCCATCGGAACCACAATGGTTTCACTGCTAACCAATCCCATAACAATGCTCGCGGGAGCAGCCGTCGGATTGGGATTTGGAATCAAGGCATTGGTGGGTGCGATCTCCGGGCCGAGCTCCTGGGAGCGCCTGCAGCGGGAAACCAAAAAGCATTATGGCGGGCTTCAGATATCCTCAAAGCAATTTGCCGCATTCGGCAAACAGTTCGGATTGACCGAAGGCGAGGCCCAAGGCGAACGCAGCCGAATCATGGGCTCGCCTGCCATGCTTTCCTTCATGTATCAGCAGGCACAGCAACAGGGAAAGATGGCGCAATTCCTCGGAGCCCTAAGCCGAGCTCCCATAAACAGCAAAGAGCGGATTGATCTTCTAACGCCGTTTAAGATGGGCATGCAGTCCGGAGATTGGACGGCCCTTAATAACACCTGGCTCACAGCTGCCTCTAGAGAGGGCAACCTGGCACGGAAGCTTTCCGGCGGAATGTCCAGTCTGTTCCTGCAGCCTGGCACGGCATCATTCCCGCGCGCGGCGAACTCCATATCGCCGTTCGGAGGAGTGATTCAGCCGCAGGCAGCCAGCCGGAACCTGAGCGTAACTACCGGGCCAACGGCCATCAACATAACGATTCACGGCGCTGGCGACGACCTTGTTTCGAGAGTCCGGCGCGAGGTGATTCCTATTCTGAAAGAGCAAATGACCAGCGGAAACACCGGATTGAGGGAAGCTATCGTTAGAGCCTTCAACACTACGGCCGGAGCGTATTGACATGCCTGGAGCATTCCTAGCAACGAATCTCATCTCAGCCAGCGCAACGATTACGCCAAGCACGGAGGATAGCGCCTACCCTGCAGAGAATCTCTATGACAAACAGGCGGCCAATGTCTTCAGGAGTGAATCGCCCACAAGTTTGACTATCCTGATCGACTTCGGTGCATCCGTGCAGGCCGACACGATTGCTCTCATTAACCACAATCTGACGGCCAGCGCGACACTTAAACTTGAGGCAGACAATAGTTCCCCGCCAACGACTGATGTGGCAATCCCGACATACCGTCAATATGATCTTTGGAAATCATTTACGCTGACTTCCAAGCGATACTGGCTGCTTACGATTACCGACACGAATCCGGCGGACATCCAGATCGGCCAGCTCCTGCTCGGAGTGCGGACATTATTCCCGCGCGGCCGCCGGATCGGAAACTACTCGCCTGTCAGGGAAAAATCCAACATCAGCGGCGAAACCTATGCGGGAGTTTTTTGGAATTATCATCTCTACCAGCGGCGCAAGCTGAATCCGTCATTCCGGGTCGGCAGCGCGGCGGAATTCGCCATTTTTGAAGGCCTCGACCAGGCCGTCTACGGCAACCTGTTTCCGTTTCTTTACATTCCGGACGTTGCGGCCGCGGATTGCTACTACGTCCGCAAAGAGCCGGACTTCGCGCCACTGGAATATCATGGCCGATTGTATGGTCCCGAGCTCGTTCACGATTATCAAATGACCCTGATCGAAGAATCGAGAGGGTTGGAGGTGTTGGCGTAATGGCTCTGCAATTTTCGGATTTATTGCGAAATGCCCGACTCGACGCGATTCTGACCTTGTTGGGAGATTATCCTGTTTTAAGAATTCGCAGTGGAGATCCGCCGGCTGCCTTGGAAGACGAGGACACTGGAGATATCCTCGTCGAATACACGCTCGCAGATGGATGGTGGGCCGCCGCCGTTGGAGGGGTAAAGGCGTTGACATCGTCAATACCCGCTACCGACGCGATTGCTACCGGAACTGCCGGGCATTTCAGAATTTACGCCGAAGATCCCAGTGGAGATGTCGCGCACTTGCAGGGAACGACATCGGAGGCCGGAGGCGGCGGAGATATGATTCTCGGATCGGTAAGCATCGAAGCCGGGAAATCAGTGGCAATCACAAGCTTCACCTTAACGGACGGAAACGCAGGAGGATAAAATGTCCCTCGCATCGGTGGGAAGTGGAACGCAGACGGCGACAATAAATGAGGAGCATACGCTCGACACCGAGACGGCGGCGGGCGTTTATGTCCTTGTCGTTGATATGTCAAATCTCGTCAATGGAGATGCCGTCACGCTCAATATAAAAACAAAATATGCAAGCGGAGGGACGTCGAGAGTCGCCTATTCCGCATCGTACGCAAACGTGCAAGCGGAGCCGAATAAATACAGCGTTCCCGTCCCGGTAGATGCGCAGATCATTTGCACACTCAAACAAACTACAGGAACAGGACGAGATTTTTACTGGAATCTTTTGAAAATGTGAGGTTGAAAATGGGCGATTGGCCATCTGATGCTTATGGATTTGCAGCACGATCAACAGGAAATCCGCGCGTCAATAAGCAGACCGGGGGAAGCGGCAATACCAAAACCACATACCAGGAAGTTATTGCATCTACGCCTTTTGATGGCTATGCGCTTGTAACCTTTCACATGGCGGACTCTTCGGATTTTTTGTTTGATCTGGCGATTGGTGCTGAGGGAGCGGAAGTAGTGATCCTTAGTAATCTTATAGGCAGTTGTCCGGGTACAGCCCTTTATGAAACCAGCCCCGATCTTCTTATACCAATTCTGATCCCGGCAGGCACCCGCATATCCTACAGGCTGCAAAGCTATGGCGCGTCATTATGGAGCAATTGCGCTGTCTCAATAGTTAGGGCGGGGAACTTTTCAGGCGTGAAATCGTGTCAATTTATCACAACCTATGGTGCGGCGACGGCAGACAGCGGGGGAACATCCATCGACCCCGGAGGGTCCGCATTGACAAAGGGAGCCTACGTTCAAATTACAGCCGCGACCACGGCGAGGACCAAGGGTTTGATTCTTGGCATAGGCGGTCAACGCAATACAACCAGGACAACTTGTTATTGGTATCTTGATGTTGCGATAGGGGATGGAGACGAAGTAATTATATCGGATTACTACATAGCATGCAGATCGGAAGGCGATCTTGTCGCACCGGTTCGATCCTGCATCATTCCGGTGGACATTCCGGCCGGAACCGAAATAAGCGTGCGCGCATCCTGTTCCATTACCGACGCCACAGATAGATTATTGGATGTCGTTCTCTACGCATTGACCTAAATATGATCACACTTAGAAACGCAAATCTGATTTTGCAGGATGCGTGGACAGATGACATCACCGGCAATCTGGCGCAAACGCTGGAGGACGCATCCATTGCATCGGCCGGAACGGTGGAGACCGGATCGTCCTCCGAGCCTGAATTTGATATAGAGACCGCATTTACCCTAACAGATGAGCCTGATTATCACGACCCGCAACCTGCGAACCTGATTGCAGGAACAGAGGATTTCGCAACTGAACACAGCCCCACGCAATTCACCCGCTATTCTGAAAACACGCAAGGAACACTCACGATAGAAGAAGGGCTGGCAAAAATCATTCATGATTCCGGCGCGGCACGAAACGACATAGTTACCCTGACCGGAACTGAATATGACATGCCGGATGCGTTTATCTCTATTGAAATTCCCGCCATCCCGAGCGGGTCGACCGGTTATGACAATGGCGGAGTCGGCCTGGTCAAAGATGAGGATAATTTTATTTTTGCTAATGTTGACAGGGTAGCGGGGCAGGCTAGAATCCAAATCAAGATTGGCGGATCAAATCATTTCATGTCTGTCGTTAGTGGTCAGACCTGGCTTTCGGCTCCCTTTAAGCTGGCGCTTTCGTTGGTTGGTAATTCCGCCTGTTTGTATAAAGACGTTGGTGGCGTGTGGACTTACGTTACAGGAGCCACCGTGGGCGCCTATTACGACTTCCGTACCCTCGGAAATTTGGCAGGTTGGCAAGTTGGATTCACGCTTGCAACGGCCGATGATGCGGAATGGCATTTTGATAATTTGAAATATGGAAGTTTCGGCGGCGTCGGCATAAGGGATATGTCAATCGTGACCAATCCCGATGGAACACCGTATCTGTTCGAAACCTCAAAAACCTATTTTACGGCGACACTGCCGGACGGCAGAGGAGTAGCGCATACCGGCGTTTTTTCATTCGATTTAAGCGATTATACTTTCGAGCAAGTCTCCGCAATAATGATTTCGCGCAACGGGAAAATATACGCCGACCTGGCTGCGCACATAATCCTTGATGGAAACAATTCCAGACTCACGATATCGACCTGGGGTAATGGCTTTGGATCGACGCTGGATGTTCTATATAAGTTCATCCCGTCGCATGCCATTTTGTCCGGAGCTAATGTCATCGCCGACCTGGCCACGCTGGCGTTACCGAATGTTCCGGGTGGAGGAGGATCTTACGATTCATTCCTGGTATACGACCGGATAAACAAAAGATGGCTGCTTGCCTACGTCATAACGGACGATACGGATTTTGTCGACCATCCCTTTTATGCTGCCGCCGCGTATTCAACTGATTTTATTACATGGACTGCGATCGGGGCCGACAGTGGAAACAACGGATATGAAGGCGCAAAGATTCTTCCGAGTGGCGATACCTTCGTGATATGCGTTGGCGGACCGGCCGGCGACAGTGATAGTTCGCGCGTTTACAATGCTGCGATGGAATATCTTGGGCCTTTGGATGCGATATTTGACGGATTGACCTACACGCAACCGCATCCGATGCTGTTCCGCTATGGATCAAAATACATAATTCTAACCTTTGATCACACGCAGATGGCCTATGGGGCCGAATGGACACATGGACAACCCAAAATATACGAAGGGGAAGTTCCCGCAGCCCCGGAGTTGTCCGGAATTGTCGCCGATACCCTTTCGGTCATCCAGGAAAGCATAGCCGCCACGCTCCAGAGCCATCTGATAGTAAGCATTTCCGACACCCTTCAGGTTATAACCGACGCTTTCGAACCGCCGCCCGTTGAGGCCGCCGAACTTGTGGGGGCAATCGCTGACACTCTCGGAATCCCATATGATGAAGCATTGGCGTTTATTACAGATCATCTCGACGGCAGTGTTGGTGATTCACTATCGGTCATCCAGGATCAGATCGCTGCAATTCTCATCGACATGACTGCGGGCTCGCAACGATGGGTCGCTCCGGTTTCAATCACGCCCGTTACTTCCGCTCTAAGTCCTTTATATTTAGCTGCGCATCCGGTTCGACATCCCGATTGGTATTTCGAGCCAAGAGTAAAAAGTTACGGCCTGTTTACGCGCGCGATTTCGGCGCCTGTGGGATTCGTACAAACCGGCGATGGAAACCTTACTGTTCTCGATCCCGACAATTCCGTGCGCCGTCGGATAGCCACGAGAAGCGTTATGAGAGCGGCAACCGAGATTAAGCTCGGGCCGGAAGGAGGAAGCTACGCGTCCTTTCTCAGGCCGTTGAGCAGGCAGATTGGGATCGTGGGCCAGCCGGCGGATGGCGAGCTTTCATTCCCGCTGATCGATAATATCAGTAGTTATCTTGAGCAGTCCATTCCGGGCCTGATCGACCTTGCAAACTTCCCTAATCTACCGGAAGCCTCGGCGGGCGAATTTGCGCCGATCATATTCGGGCATGTTTCTTGCCGTACTGAAAAAGTAAGCGTCCCTTCCGAAGGAAATGCCTGGGGCCGGACAATCTATCAGCTAATGGCGAAGCTTTATTCCGATATTGACGGCGGAGCAATCCGGGCCATTCATGTGGATTCGACGGCTCATAAATATCTCATAGCAAGGCATCCGTGCCGCGAGGTTGAGGTGTGGCGCAAGGAAATAGGGGAGGATTCCTTTTCTCCTGTTGCCACTAGCGGATACACTCGTCTAAACGAAACCCTGGCAAGCGGCCACACTTGCGAGCTTATCCAGTTTGATGCTGATCAGGAAGGCGCGGAAATTCGCGTGAATGTCGACGGAGTGTTTGACGATACCCGCTATACATTTGTCGGCTTTTACGGAAAATATGCAAGCGATTATCTTACCCACATCGGCCTGATCGCAAGGGATACCTTTGTGGGCGAAAACGTATTCTCAGAGCTCGCCGGCTCGAACGATGATAGCGGCCTGACAAGCTTTGAGGATACCGATATTCCCGCTGATTCCAGGATTTCCGCGATTAAGGTATGGGAAGGAGCCAGTTATCACATCTACGCGATTCAGCTTGAGTACACGGACGCCGATGGCATTGTGACAGAAGGAACAAAGCACGGTGTAACCGGCGGCGATCTGAGTCGCTTTGAAATCCTGCAGGATGAATATATAACGGAAATCTCCGGCCATACCGGAGAACATGTTGATGAGCTCGTCATCACCAGCAATCTGGTAAGCATCGCATATGGCGCCGAGGCCGGGCATGATGATTACAGACTTTTTGTAAATCAATCAACCGGAGTTAATTTCGCCGATGTGATCCTGGAACTCCTAACCGGATACATTGGAATAACAAAAAGCATCGATCGGATAAACCTC